CCAAAATCACAAGGCAGTTCGGGTCCGACCTCGCTTCTTATTTATTGGAGGTGGGGTTGGATTTTTGAAGAGGAGAGGAATTGAGAGAGAAAAGTCTCTGATTTCTTTTCTTTGCAGTGTTGTAAATAATGGGTCTCAAGAGGTACAACCTGAGTTGTATCACCTAAAACGTTCTGCGTAGGCCGGCTGCTGCAACCGGTTTGCCTCCTCCCGCCTAGGACTGGGCGAGGGGGGGACTTCGCAGGTAAATATTTACGTACCCGTGGCACGGATCTCCAATTGGATCAGATGTCGCGTACCCACCGGTAGGGCAGCGCCTGAGATGGCGGCTACACCGATGACCGGGTTGTGTCGAGAGACTGCGTGGGTGGGAGGAGAAGGGATGGAAGGCGCGATCGCAATAGCGTCCTCGCCGAGGGGAGGTCCGGGGGTAGTTAACCCGGAGTGAAGGTGAAGCCGACTGAACGGGCCACCTCCCTGACGGCTGAGCCGTCCTTTCTCTGACTCTTGAGATGAACAGTCCCAGGTTACTTTGGTCCTGGCGTCCATGACAAAATCAAAGAAGTCCACAACTGGAGGCAAAGCACAGCCCCAGGGGGGTCCGCCGAGGCGGGCCACCAAAAGCAATGTGCAGAGCAGCGCTTCTCGCCTTGAGGGGCGCGCCTCGTTCGTGCCGGAAATGCCGCACGCGGGACCGGACCACCCTCGGGAGTCCTGTTTCCGCGCTTGCCAGGCAGAACCCTGGACATGCGAAGCATCGTGCAAGAAGATGGGCCTCGATTTGGCCGCCTGCCGGAACCCGGAGGGCTCACGCCCTTCGGTCGTTCGGCGGGACATCATCCCGTTCGCTGCTGCCGCTTCCTCTGGAGGTAACCTCCAGTTCCGCATCCGGCCGATGCTCGAGGCCCTCGTCGAGCCGGTCAACGGCACGGTCGACGGCTCGGCGGCTCCGGCCGCCGCGAACCCCATGACGGTGTTCGTCGAGCATCCCGACATTACGCAGATTACCGCTGCGGCCTCTTCCTATCGTGTGATCGGAATGGGCCTGCGTGTGGAGACTACGGAATCGTCGATGAACAACGAGGGCGTCCTGTCTGCCGCGACGGAGTATCCCGTGCCGGGCACCGGCTACGAGCACCACCCCAACGACTTCGAGACGTATCTCTTGGGAATCCCAGGAAATTACTCGAGGCCGTCCAAGGAGGGACTGGTGGCCAACGTGCCCATCACGGGGTCGGACTTCATTGTCGCTGACTTGAACTCCGACTACACCGTCTCGCGCATCGACATGCAAGCTTGGCGCGCCGTCACGCAGAACGCGGGCATCATCCTTGGTGCCAACGGTCCGTGGTTCGGCGACTGCATGGGCGCTGTCCCGGTCTCAGTGACTGGGATGGCTGCCAGCGCCTCGCTCAAGTTGACTCTCTGTCTCGTCTGGGAGTACACTCCGAAGTCGCGCTATGCGCCTTCGAAGCCTCCGGTCGCGCCGGCTTACGCTGTGCCCGCGTCGGTTTCGCCCAAGGCTCTCGA